AACAAGATGTTGTTTTTAATGAAGTTCATTATCCTTCTACCACTTCAGTCTCTGCAGTTTGTGGGTTCTGCTCTTGAGACAATTTAGCTAATAATTGTAGAATTGGATTAGCGTACTTAAATGGAACTTCAATTAAATAAACTTCTAACGCTTTTAGATTTTCTTCTGATAACTGGATCATAATATTGATTTTTTACAAATATAAGATTATTCCGTTATAATTTCCTCAGTAGGAGTTTCTATTGGCTCTATTGGAGTTTCTACAACAGGTGGAACATAATCCCCTGTAATAGTTAAACCTAAAGTCTTAGCTATATAATCCCAAGCATAAGGATTAGTTTCATAACTATCGTAGTCTTTGCCTGTAATTTCTATTAACCCTGTATTTAAGGTATTTAAATTAGCATCTATTAGAAAGTAGCAAAAAGATGCAAAGGTTGATAGGTTGTCCGTTTGAACAAACGCTTTTAAGTATATGGCTTGAACATTCTGTCCATTTTGCCAAATTAAAATTGGAAATATTGTTTTCATTTTATTTATTTTCTAGTTTATCTAATCTATCTTGTAATGATGTTATGGTTTTATTTTGCTCTTGTACTGCTTTAGTTAATATAGCAATTATACTATTATATTCAACACCCGCTAATGTACCATCTTCATTATAAAAAGCTAATTCTTTATTTACCTTTTCAACCTCATCAGCTATAAAACCATAAGTTACATTATCATATAATTCATCTGTAAATTCATTAGTAGTATAATCTTTTTTACGATAATTAAATTGTACTGGATTAAGTTGATTAATAAAATCAATATTTTTTATTGATTCTATATTTTCCTTTGATTCTCTAGTAGATACTAAATAACCTAATACTCCAGATGAACTTAATACGGCATTTCTTCCAGTTGCAGTAACATTATAAGGTGAATTAGCAGCAGTACCAGTTTCTATTAAACCATCATTTCTTACACCAAATGTTAATTGAGCAGAATTATTAGCTACAAATGAATAATTAGCACTTGTAGCATCTCCACCTTTTACAGTTAATCTTGTATTTGATGAAATAGTAACACCTATACTTACACTATTAGGAATTTCTATATTATTGCTTGATGTAACACGCAAAGAATCACCTGCAGTAGTATAATTATAAATATAAAAAGCATTTGCAATATGACCAATTTCAAATTTATTATTTAAACTTGTATCTTTCAAAAAATAAGCTGCTGCACCTGAAGCTGATTTTGCAATAAATTGTGTAGCAGTAACACTTGAAGTAAATGTAGCTTCACCCGTTGATGCTATGGTAAGTCTTGTAGTATCGTTAGTAAGAAATGTTAATGCTCTTGTAGCCGATTTACTTGAAAATTGTATAGTACTTGCATCATAATACCAATAAGCTAATTCAGTTCCACTTGCCTCACCACTTAAAAAATATCCTGTTGCACCTGTTTGATTAACTATTAATTGTTTACCTGTTGTAGCTGATGCACCTATGTTTACACTCTTATCAAATGTAGCTGCTCCTGATGTAGCTATTGTTAAACCATAAGTTCCATTTGCAAGTAAACTTAAAGAACCATAGTTACTAGAAAGTAAAGTTTGACCTGATACTGATGAATAAGATAAAGATGTCTGAGTAAGACCATTTAAATCCATTCTTATTGCTACCACTCCTGTTGCATTTGGATTCTCAACTTTTATAACAGAGTTAACTCCAATAACGTGCAATGGATAAGGATTGCTAGTTCCATTAGATGATGAAGTAATCTTTAATGACTTATAAGTATTATCCCAAAAGAAAGTAGCATTATCTTGAGCTATTGTAGAACCATTACTAAATAATACCGAACCACTTGTTAAAGAAGGTAGAGTAAACTTATTATTAAAAGTTGTAAAGTTTGCTGATGTTAAGTAACCATTTACCGAAGCCGTTGCAGCAGCCATAGAAATAGCAGGAGTAGTACCACCACTTGAAACAACTGGAGCAGTACCAGTAACCGAAGTAACTGTACCTGTTCCATAAGCCGTTGAGTCAACAGAACCATCTGCCTTTAGGAATTGAGAACTTGTTCCACCTGACTTTACAAATGATGTCGCAGTTACACTAGAATAAAAACTAGCAGTTCCTGCATTTGCAATAGTTAAACCAAATCCAGCTCCACCTGTTAATTTTATATCTCCTACGTTGCTAAATATCTCTGTAATATTTCCTGTAACATTATATTTAAATCCTGCTTGAAAACCACCATTAGATTTTAAATACATTCCTGATTGACCTGTTGCATTAGGATTATCTACTAATATATAAGCATTAGCATTTGTTGCTGCATAAACGTGCAATACATATCCAACAGAAGGTTGAGTTCCTACTCCCAATGAATTATACCCAGTACTCCAAAAGAAATTAGCATTGTTTTGAGCAATTGTACTTCCATTGCTAAATAAAACTGAACCAGCAGTTAATGAAGGCAAAGTAAACTTACCATTAAAAGTATTCCAATCCGTTGAAGTTAAATATCCACTAACACTTGTAGTAGCAGCAGCCATTGAAATAGCAGGAGTTGTTCCTCCGCTAGATACAACAGGACTTGTTCCTGTTACACTTGTTACCGCACTTCCTACCGCAAGATAATCCGTACCTGCTACCGCAGCAACTATTACACCAGTAGAACTAGCCTTTAATATTGCAGAAGTTACCGCACTTTGTTGTAAAGAACCTGTAATAGAAACATTACCACTTGATATTGCTCTTAATTTCTCAAAGCCACCAGCTTGTAAAACAACATCCCCATTATCAGCATTTATAATAACTGAACCAGTTTCTAAATTGTTTAATATTAAATTACCAGCATTAACTAGATATAATCTAGCACCATCTGTAATAGTTGAGCCACTAGCAGTAGTATGAAATGCTAATGATGCTGCAACCGAACCTCCAAAAATATCTAAACCTTGTCCACTTACACCAGTTATATTTGGTACAGGAACTCTTGTATTTATTCCTACGTTATAATCTTCAGCTAATACAAGTGCTGTTTGACCATTATTTATAAAACTAATTCTTGAATAATCAGTAGTACCTACTTTGTTAGATTGAATTAAATGTCCATAAGTAGCTCCATCATAATACAATCCAATTTCACTATAATTTACAGTACTAGCAACATTTCTATTGTACCAAGCACCTATCGTAGAAATCATACTTAAAGCAGCAGGAGGAACTACTACACTGAAATCTCCTATGGCTAATCTATTATAAGTTGGTTCCCACCATAAATAACTATCCGAAACTAAAGAATGAGCACCATTAAAATATGCTACTTGATTAATTGTTCCAGTAGCACTTGCTTTATTATTAAATGTACTCCAATCAGTACTTGAAAGATATCCATCATAAGAAGCATCTGCAACGTGCATAGAAATAGTAGGAGTATTAGTTGCTCCGCTAGAAACTACTGGTGCAGTAGCTGAAACCGATTGAACATAAGCAGTACTATCTACGCTTCCATCAGCCTTTAAGAATTGTAAGTTACCACCACCTATTTTAATAAAACTATTAGCAGTTAAATTACCACTAAATGTCTTTGCTCCTGCTATTGTTTGAGTTCCTGTTGTCATTACCCCTCTTGCACTTGCACCAGCATCAGGAATATTAAAAGTATGCGTATCTGTTACGCTAGAAATATTAAAATCACTTCCACTTGTACCTGTTGCAAAATATTGAGTATTTACTGTTAAACCATTCAAAGCAGATATTCCACTAGCAAAAGTTGTTAAAACCTCACATAAAGTAGTTCCTTGAGTGTGTAAAGTAATTGTTCTTCCACTTGTGTGATTAATGTAAATTCTTAATGCTATTCTATCAGCAGCAAGTAATGTCGTTAAAGGCATAGCTACTGAAGTAACATAAAGGTCTGTTGCAGTACCATTAGTTATGTACTCAGGAGTTGCAGAGTTTGAGGCTATTAAAGTAAACGTGCCTGTATTATATTTATAAACCTCTATATAAAAATTAGGGTCTCCTCCTGAAGATGAAGAACTAAAGTATAATTGAAAATTCCAATTACCAGCAGGTATTTTTAATTGATTAGGAGAAGAAACATCTGTAAGAAAATAACCTATTGCTCCATCTACGCTTGTAGTAAAATTAACTGGTGTATCAATAATTGCATTAGTACTCATTTGGTAATAAGTATGACCGCCTACTGTTCCTTCGCTTATACTTCCATTTAAATAAAAGTTAACTCCACCACCTCCTCCGCCAACGGCAGGAAAAGTAGCTAAAGTACCATCTCCACGAATATACTGAGAAGCATATCCTGCTCCTGCTACTGCAATCGTTCCATTAGCCGTTAAAGGGCTATTAGAGACACTAAAAGCCGAAGGCATAGATAAACCTATGCTAGAAATTAAGGTCGGAAATGTGGTCAAATTACCAGCACCATTAATGTATTGTCCTGCACTACCAGCAAAGTTTGCTGTAATAGTACCACTTGTTGTAATTGGAGAAGAACCTATTGTTAAAGAGTTTCCATCAGTAGATAAGCCAACACTTGTAACAGTACCTGAGCTTCCACTAGCTTTTTGCCATATAGAACCTGAATAAATAGCTTGGTCAGAAGCTACAAAAGTTATAGGCCCAGCACCAAAGTCGTGAGTACCACCTACTGATACTAAATAAACATCACCTGCATTACCTACTCCATTAACTAAATAAGGAGTATTGGTAGTAGCATTCCAAGTACCTTGATACTCCATTACAGAGTTAGGTAATTGGGAAACTAATATCTTGCCATTAATATCTAATTGAGGGATACCCAATGAGCCATTAATAGGTAAAGAACTTAAAACACCAGTTGAACCTGTTATTACACCTTCTAATGACCTTACTTTTGCACCACCTGTTATTTGTATCTGTTGACTCATCCTATATTAAGTTAATTATTTAAAAATACCACGTATAAATTCATCTGCTTCTAAAGCCCTTGCAAAGGTAAGCACTCCTGTGGCAGTATTAAATGTTACATTCTCACCACTTGGAGCACCACTTGTGCCTATTAATCTAACCTCTACACCACCACGAGATACTGATACACAAGAAAGTCCTATTGCACCAATCCAAGTTATGGTATATCCTTCTGCACCTGTAGCCGTATAGTCGAACATTTGAACTGTTGAACCACCTACTACAATACCACCTTCAGTTGGAACAGTACCAGTTATTGAAAATATACCTGAACCTTGTAAAGATACAGAGTAAGTAGAAGCACCCTCAACGGCCCCTGTTAAACTAACAGAGGTAATATTGGCTGTACCAGTAAAAACAGAAAATCCTAAATCTCCACTACCATCTGCATTGTCATTATCTATGGCAAATTTAACTAGCATAGGATCAGTATCTATTTGGTCTAATTGCATACCTAATATAGCTAGATAGTTATAGTCGGTATTTAAACACATAAAACCATCACAATTGACAGTCCAGGTTATTACATCATTTTTATATTGTCTAAACCAAGCAGATGACTGAGATGTTACTTCTATCTGTTCAGTTGTTATTTGAAAAGAGCAATTAGTAGCAGAACCAAAAGGAACACTTAGGTCCGTATTTGGATCATATTTATATAAGATTATGTTTGTTCCGTTTATTACACTTGCCATATTGCAAATTTACTTTTATTGTGTTAGATACTCTACTACAACAGTAGAGTCATTATTTTCGTTAGTTATTTCTATTAATTGCAATGAATTTACTTCATCTACATAAGGAGTTATATTAGCCCTATTTACAATAAACTTTTTGTTATTATACGATAGTGCATTAGTAGAAGCATCTGTTATTGTTACATTTTTACTTAAGTAGTTTAATCCTACTGCATTTTTAAATGCTCCTAAATCGCCCTCTAGTGTACCAAAATTCTTATTTAATAGATTTGAGTATTGAAGTGCTAATAAATGCTGTAGAGTATCGTAAGTGCTTCCATATCCGTATTTATACCAATTCCTTAGGTATTCACCATTGTAATCAAACAATACTCCTTTAAAAGTATTGTCTTCTAATGTAATAGTAAAAAATCCATAAGGTTGATCTAGTTGTTTTGTTGTAGATATTGCATCTGTAACATATCTAGTTATTCTTAACCCAGTACCATTTGAAAGTGTTTGAGCTATGTTTATACCTCTTACATTTATATTACTAACACTACCAGCAAAATCGTCTATATATATCTTTATTCTTACATATCCTTTAACAACATTAACTCCAGTAGCAGGAGCTATTAGACTAAATTCTTTAGAATAACTACTCCAAGGGCTTGTAGGGCTAACCGCCTCTCCATTACCAGCATAATTAATCCAAATATAAGTTGGTGTATTTTGCCAGGTTTCAGTTTGATTATAATACCAAGTAATTCCTGTATCAGGATTAGTTACCATAACATTCATTTTAGCCCTTTGGCCAAACTCTTGTATTTTGTATTGAAATTTAACTGTGAAAGATGGTACACTTATATATGGTAAATAATAAGGTAAACTTAAACTTGTACCTGAATATAAGAATACAGAATACCCACTTGAATAGGTACCTGAATAAAGTGCCATAAATACATCGTTAAACTCACTTTCGTCATTTATCGTAAAATTAAAAATAGAGGCCAATGGGGCCCCTACTTTGCCTCCTGTCCATCCAACTATCCCTGTAACAGAATAAGGGTCTGTATAGTCCTTAAAATCGCCATTATGAGCATAATTAGGAGCACTTTCCCACTTAGATGTTAGAACTACCCTTGGGTATCCTTTTCTAATAATTTTTGTTTGAGAATCTCCTATGAAGTAAATGCTACCTGACGCATAAGGAACAATTGTAATATTATTGTTTAATGTCCCTGAATCTATAAAAGTTAATGGATCAATTGTGTATTCACTATAATATTGTGTAGTATCTGCTTGTTCGTTTATAGCTAATATTTGCCACTTACCATCACTTTGGAATAATCTACATCCAAAACTTGTTATAACATTAGTTAATACTTCATAACAATTTAGTCCTAAATAATCTCTTCTATATTGAAATGTTTGAGTAAATGGATCTGCATCAGCAGAAGTGCCTCTATTAATCATCCCTTCTGCGTAATACGAACAAGAGGTAATTAAATTTAATTGAGTAGGGTAATCGATAACATTTAAACAAGATGAAATAACCTCTATTAATGATACAATATCATTTATGCTTCCTGAGTCTATTAGGTTATATTTATCATATTCCAAGAACTTTAATCCATCTGTAGCTACTAAACTTACAGTAACATATCCAGTTGTAAATGGAACTGTTATATAATCATTGAATAAGAATCCAACCCATAAAACAGTTGTTACATTTTTATATTCAACATAATATCTTCTATCATCAAAACTTAATAAGTTAGGAAATGTAGTAGAATTATCTGCTAACGGAATAACAAAAGAAATATTTAATTGGCTAGATATAATTTGTGGGGTAGGTTCATCTCCGCTAGAGTTTGCTTGAATTTCTATATTAACTGCATCATAAGCTATTACTACTTCGCTAGTATAATCTTTCTCATAAATATTTACTACTGAATTTGTTCCATCCCTTAGTATCTGAGTTAAAGTATATCTTAATCCGTATGCCATTATGCTAAACTAATTGTTTGACCTTTAAGATTTGATGCCTTTTGTGCCCTATTAACAGCAAGAAGTAAATCTTGACCTCTTAATAAGAACTGTCCACCACCTCCACCTATCATTGATTTAAGCTTATCTAATGGAGCAACTACCTCAGGATTTGATTTAGCACCTGGATACTCACCCATTAACCCCATTGTAGGGCCACTAATAATACCTCCATTAGCAAACTTTTTAGTTCCTTGTGTTCTATCTTTTTCAAGATTTGATTTCATATATGCTCCAGCAGCTACAGCAGCTATACCAGCTCCTAATGCAGCTAATGCAGTAACAGGGTTATTAGTCTTTAATAATGCCCAAGCAGCTAATGATGCAGTAGCAAATGCTATTAATTGAGTACCTACTCCTTTTAATGCATCTGCTAATAATGTACCAAAAGTATTTATAACATCAACATTTTCTCCTGCTAATGCTTTGCCTATAGAATCACCCAATGCAAACATTGAATCATTTACAAAGCTCATTATAACCTGGTTAATACCATTTATAGTATCAGTCCAAGAAACCGAAAAGCTTTTTACCTGGTCTTTAGATCCTGCAATAGCGGCATCAACTCTAACCAAGGCATCGTCAATTTTATCAAATTCAGCAGCAGTATATCCGCCTACAGAGGCTAAATCATATAACTTGTTTTTATAATCCTCTAATATTTTAATTCTATCAGCAGCTGTTGACTTACCACCTTTAAGTAAAAGTTTTGTCTCTACATCTGATTGTATTTTTAAGGTATCTAATGAATTTTGAAGATTCCTTTCATTAATTACTTTTTGATCCTTAGAAGCTTGTTCTTCAATAGACTTTTTAGTATCATAAATTTGCTTATGTAAATCTGCTGATTTGTTTAAATAAAAAGATTCTTGTATAAAGCCAAGTTCATACCAATGATTTAAAGAATTAGTATAATTTTGAAGTATAGCTAATTTTTTATCATTATTATCATCAGCATATTTTAATTCATTATCTAAACCATCTGTAAATATTTTTTGTTGCTCTTCAATTATTTTAGTATAATAATTAGGGTCTTCTTTAGTTTTTTTTGCAGCTTTTGGTGGTTTTCCTCCTATGCTACCTGCATCATTATTCTTTATTTGTGCAAGAGTATTTTCATTTAATTTATTTGTGTAAATAGAAATGTTATCTTTTGATGCTTTTACAGCATCTGATTGATAATCAAATGCATCATTTACAATATTCATTGAAGTTGTTACTCCATTACCAGCACTTTTTATTATGCCAAAAGCAGTTCCAAGAAAACCAAGATTTTTTACTACTTGTTCTCCTTTTGCATTTTGTAATTTAAATACATTTGCCTCTTCTTCAGCTATTAGTTTAGAAAGAGTTTCAGCTCTTGCTTTTCTTAATAAAGCATCTGATATTTTATTTGTAATCTCTATTAGTTTCTCTCCATCTGTAATATCTGTTTTTTGAAGTTCAATATTCCCTTTATACTTTTCTTTAAGTAAGGTTAAGGCATCTTTTCTTTCATTTGTACTTTTAGTAACATCATTTATTATAATTAATAATGATGCATTAGTAGCTGTTTCTGCCTTTGCTTGACCAATACCATCCGCAACTGTTGTATTTAATTTTTGTTGAGCACTATCTACACCTGAAATACCATATATAAAAGCTGTTATTTCTTTTTCATAGGCAGTAGTAAATGCAATAAGTGCAGATGCAATAAAATATATTGCACCAGCTGCTCCAGCTATGCCTCCTATTAATGCTGGTAAGTTATTTTGAATACCTCTAAACCCATAAGGTAAATCTTGTAGTACTAATGCCCAATTTGTCCATTGTTGAGTAGATTTTTTTACACTATCCCCAGCAGTAGCAACTCCCTGCCCAACTTGCTTTATTTTAGGAGCTATAGGTGTTAATGTTGCACCAAGTGCATTATATTGCTGCATTAATTGTTGCACCTCTTTATTCATTGGCTGAAATCCTATTGTCATAAGACTAACCATTGCAGTTTTTAATGCACTCATTTTGTCTTCAACAACATTACTTGCATCGCCAAATAATTCAGCTGAACCTACTATTTTATTAAATTCTCTATTTAAATTAGCAGAAATTGATCTTATATTGCTTTCAAAAGATGTAGCTACTTTACCTAATCTTAAAAAAGCTCCTTCTGCCTCTTTAAAATCAGCCGTGACTCTAATCTGTAATAATTCATCTGCCATTATTCTATAAATTTAAATATTTCCATATCTTTTAAGTACAGCCTGTAACTCATCTCCTGTCATTACTCTAGGCTTCACAAAGTTACGATTATCACAATCTAATTCAATAAGGTCTTTAGGACTTACCTTTTTCCCTTTAGGAAGTTGAATATTAATAAGCATTGTAGTTTGCCATCTAGTCCTAATCCATTTTTGTTCTTCTTCGTGCCTATATCCATACCAAACAAAATCTAACTCGGCCATCGTCATCTCCCAAAACAAATGGG